CTCTTTCATAGGCCAGTCGTTTGCGTAGACTGTCAAGAAAGCGAGCGCTTCAGCGTCAAAGTATTTGACGGTGTCACTTGCCAAGGCGGCCTTGGCTGCTGTTTTAGTTGTTGTTACCTTCAGGTAGGTTAGGCTCACCGTTATCGGTTTCTCCGCAGGTGCAGGCACAGTTAGCGCCGCAGCCGTTGGTGGAACCACTAGGTGGGAGAACATTAATAATATTGTTGCCCATACCACTCCTACTTTCTTTAAATCAACACTAAAGTTAATTCTGATATTAAGCATTTCTGCTCCTCTCAGTCGGCAAAGGCGCCCATACGGCGCCTTAGTCATGTACTAGCTAACCAAAGAGTTACAGCATATGTCAAGTTGAAACGTGAATGTTTAGCGTTTAATTTTATAAAATATATGTAAACTTATGAAATACGCATATTTTGGGGCATGAATTAGGACAAACATTCTGTATAGCTTAATAGAACATACACAGAATGGAAGTCCATGGACATAGAATCAATAGTTGCGCTTACATCTGCGCAAATTGGTATCGTAGTAGCTATAATAGCAGGTATCAAGTGGTTAGTTAAAAAGTATTTATCAGAGCTTCGCCCTAATGGCGGCTCATCTATTCACGATAAAATTAATAAAGAAGTAATCCCTATGCTTAAAGAGCTCCGCTCAGAGCAGGTTACCATTGGTGAAAAAGTAGCTAAACTTGAAGGCCGCTTTGAGCAGCATGTTGACGAAGGTGAATAGTCTGATATAGTAGTACTGCGGATACCCCGCATGAAAGAAAGAGGAACCATGAAAGTATCTCCAAAGTTCAAGCAAGAGTTTAAGTCATACCTTCGATCTGTAGGTGTTGCGACAATTACAGTATTGCTGGCACTTGTGGCCGACATCAAGCCTGAGTACGCAATCTTGCTGGGCTCAATCGCAGCCCCAGTTTTCAAAGCAATTGACCCAACATATAAAGGTTATGGCCTAGGGGCAGATAAGTAATTAATTAGAAATTAGGGGACCAGAGCACATCTGGTCCCCTTTTTCGTATATACTTAATTTAACTTTCTAGGAGGACTATATGATTAAATGCGACAACTGCGAAAAAGACGCAGCATACACTTGCGCTGACCCAGGCGTTAATCCGATTAACTATTGCTCTGACTGCTTGCCTGTATGGTTACAGCAACGCGCTTCAGCAGGACACTTTCCGCTAACAGAGCCTGTTGTTGAAGAGTCAACCACCACATCAAAAAAGAAGAAGGTAGCGTCTTCAGATGAGAATAATCAATAGACAAGCTGTTCAGATTCATCCAGTACCAGATAGGTTAACACCCCCACAAGGGCCGTTCCCCCCAGAATTAACTCTAGGGCACCCACTATCTGAACCTGATATTATTTATGAATACCAAGAAGCGTACCCAGAAGACGGGTCTGACTACTTGCTAGGGGCTACTGTACAAAATGATTATAAGCCTCCGCGTTATTTACGGTGTTCTCTTTGCCACGTAAGGGTGCTAGACTCTGAGACTGAATACCACGTCTGCGAGGAATAATGGCTAAGAAAAGTAACATCCCTTCTTGGGATGACATGAGGGCAAAGCCCCCTACTAAGGGAAGCTCTAACCTTTCAACACTTGATGAGCTTATGTTTGGTCGTATGGTTGACTCCCGCCAAGGACGTGAGCAAACATCAGAACAACAAACTGGTTGGGACGTAGCCATACCAAAAGATGTAGAAAACGTAGGAACAGAATTAACTACCGCGCCTACTACAAACCCATCACGTCCACGCGCTCTTACTATTGGATATAACTCAACTACTAACACTTTAATAGTTGTCTTCCGTGATAATACGTGGTGGCAGTATAACAATGTTCCAGTAGACACGTGGTTATCCCTGCGTAGTAGCCCTTCAACAGGTAGGTTTTTACGTGAAGAGGGCTTAGACAATTGGCCTGATATGGGCCCAGCAAACATGGATGACTTATCAGAGGGCGTAAAAGCTCAGATTGGTATGTCAGCGCAGAACGCTAGTGATATCCAAAATAGCAATACCGCTATTGAAAAGGTTTTGCGAGGGAATGAAAGTTTAAGAAGTTTTAGCGCAGAGGAGTTATTTAAAGACTATTTATGAAAACACTTGGACCACTATACGTTGGAACTCTCCAGTACTACCATAATAGGTTTCTACCTATTATTGAAAAAGGAAGCACTCAAGAGACTGAAATACCTTTTCGTTATGGACACTGCCTAGTATTTAGGTTACCTTTTACTAAACCTGGGTTCTACATAGGTGTTCTATTTAAAACAGTAGACGACCCATATCTTTTGACAGATGATGAGGTAGACGAAATAATGGCAAAAGCTATGAGAGGCCGACAGGCCTGGACCCCTGAGGATGGTTTATTTGATGAGTTTTTTAAAGAGTAAGAAAGAATGGGATAAGCCATTTTCTGAAAAAGTAGCAAAACGAGTATCTAGAATACCTACAGGAGAGCTTGAGATGTGGACCGACCAAGCTATATATGAGCTAGGTAGGTGCTTATCTGGATATCAAAAGAGTCGTGATAAGTTTTATCTAGATGAGGCTCGTAATGGAGCAGAAGCCCTCCACGCAGTAGTTGAAGAGTTGTACAAACGCATGAGGTAGTGTAGACTACTGTTCGCCTCTCTCTTTCCTCTCCCCGTAAGATGGCAACAAATAGTCTGGGTTTAACGACCCAGACTATCTGTTTTACTCCTAAACTAGGGCTAATATGGAACACTTATTAGATGACGAAGACGAAGAGTTTATCCCCACCTTAGGTGAAGATGAGCTACCTGCGGAAGATGATGAAATTGAGCTTGATGAGCTCTCTAAAGAATTTGTTAAAAAACTTATAGATAGATGCATTGAGTTCATGGATGCGCTTGTAGGGCACTCCTTACACCCCTACCAGATGCCCCTAGCGCGCCGTATAATCGAATCTATACTAATCAATGACGGTGAAGAGATAACCGCCCTAGCGGCCCGTCAGAGCGGTAAATCAGAGACTATTGCTAACACGGTAGCCACGCTTATGGTTCTACTCCCACGCCTTGCAAAGATGTACCCAGACCTCCTTGGTAAGTTCAAGAATGGCATTATGATTGGTATGTTTGCTCCAGTTGAGGGTCAGGTAGAAACGCTCTTTGGTAGAACAGTTAATCGTCTTACATCTGAGCGCGCTACAGAGATTCTAGGCGACCCTGAGATTGATGATAATCTAGGAAGAGTAAGCGGAGTTAAGCGTAAGATTATATTAAAGAACTCAGGTAGTAGTTTGACTATGATGACCGCTAACCCACGCGCAAAGATTGAATCTGAGTCTTTCCACCTTATTGTTATTGATGAGTGTCAAGAGGCCGATGACTTTGTAGTATCTAAATCTATCTCCCCTATGCTTGCTTACTACTCAGGTACTATGGTCAAGACAGGGACGCCTACCACAAGTAAGAATAACTTCTATCGTTCTATTAATTTAAATAGACGTCGCCAAACCTCACGTGGCCGCAGACAGAACCACTTTGAGTGGGACTGGAAAGAAGTAGCCAAAGTCAACACAAACTATGGCAAGTACATTAAAAAAGAGATGTTGCGCATTGGTGAAGACTCAGATGAGTTCCAAATGTCATATAACTGTAAGTGGCTTCTTGAACGCGGTATGTTCGTTACCTCAACTATCATGGATGAGCTTGGCGACACATCTGCTGAAATAGTTCATGCTTGGCACCGCACACCCGTAGTAGTTGGCGTTGACCCAGCTCGTAAACTTGACTCAACAGTTGTAACTGTAGTGTGGGTTGATTGGGATAGGCCAGATGAGTTTGGTTACTTTGACCACCGTATCTTAAACTGGATGGAAATACAGGGGGATGACTGGGAGGACCAGTACTTCCAGATTGTGCAGTTCCTATCTAACTATGATGTCCTTGCTGTGGGTGTAGATGCTAATGGTGTTGGGGACGCAGTAGCCCAGCGCCTAAAGCTGTTACTACCTAGGTCTGAGGTCCACTCTATTGGAAGCAGCCAGCCAGAGCAATCAAAGCGTTGGAAACACTTAAAGGCTTTAATTGACCGACGCATGATTAGTTGGCCAGCCCACGCCCATACGCGTAGACTTAGCAAATGGCGCCGCTTTTACCAACAAATGACTGACTTAGAGACTAAGTTTACTGGGCCTAACTTCCTAGCCGCAGCCCCTGACGAGGCTCACGCCCACGACGATTACGCAGATTCTTTGGCTATAGCGGTCTCCCTAACCCTAGATCACACTATGCCTTCTGTAGAGGTTACCTCTTCTCCTTTTTTTAATTAGCGTTTAGCCTGAAATTTATACAAATACAAGACAAACTTTATCTGAAGTACTTCACACTTTAGGAGTTATAAATGACAATTGCACCAGACCCAAAGTTTCCAGAACGTCCTGGAACAATGTACGACCGCAAGTTTTCTCCAGCTACACCTGGTCAACGAGGACCTCTTCGTTTTGAAGAGGGAATTGCAACAGATACAGATGTACCAACTCAGTTTACAAACGGAGCGTTGCAGGGCTACATGCCTGCACCAGGCCGCCCTAATCGCAATTCATCTGTTTGGCAAAAAACAGCTGAAGAAACAATGCGCGAGCGCGCACACGTTGGTTCTGCAGCTTGGGTAGAGGCGCCACAGAATCTAAGTGATTTTGCTGCTGGAGCGTTTGCTGACCACGGAGATAATCGTTTTGAAGAAGTTTTCCGCAGCGGGACTTACCAAAAAGACCAAAACGCAGCGGTAGTAAACGATTAATTTAAAGGATATAAATCTCACCCAACATTTATTGTTGGGTGGGGTTTCCTTTAAGGATTACTTATGGCACTGATTCAAGGTAAAGAAGTAAAGAAGACTCCTAGACAGGAGCCTGCCAACCCTAAACTTTGGAATATGATTACTGCTCAAGCAGGAGCTAAGTTTTCTAAAAACTCCCCTGCACGAGGTCACTGGATTCATGCTAAGTATAATCAAATGGGCGGCCAATACGTTAAGTCTAAGAAAGATGTGGACCCTCGGTTCCGTGACTATGCCCAAGAAAAGAAAGACAAAGAAAAAGAAGCAGCAAAAAAGAGAGTAACTAAACCTGTAGGGCATAACCTTACACGTGGTGAACGCTTTCGCTAAATGTTGTACTAAAGAGCAAGTTAGTGCTAAGATTAGGCAGTTTATGAAAGAGGTGATTAGTGAGCGGCGTTGATTTCTCCCCTCCGAGTTATCGTGCAGCCTCCTCAGACCTAACAATCTCTATCTCTCCGTTAGGTTTAGTAGAACTCGCGGATGAAGAGTTTGAGGTCCACGGTCCTCGTTTAAATCGTTATTCCCTTAACTGGGCCATGTATTTGGGCCACCACTATTCTTATCGCCGTCAGACTGGCGAAACACAGATGGTACTTAATTACTATCGCGCATTCACAGATTTTATTATTAACTTTACATTTGGTAAAGGTGTTACCTTTAGAAGCGCAAAAGAAACAGAAGCTATTGTCCCAGACCTACTTGAAAGAGTATGGGAAGTAGATAATAATAAAGCCACTGTTCTTTGGGAAATTGGGCAACAAGGTACAGTATCTGGTGATTGCTTTATTAAGGTGGCGTATGAAGAAGCTTATGTTGACCCTGCTGGTCGCACCCACCCTGGTCGCGTCCGTATTTTACCTCTTAACTCATCTTTTGCTTTTCCAGAGTTTCACCCTCATGACCGCGAGCGCCTTATTCGTTTCAAGCTCAAGTACCGCTTCTGGGGCACTTCACTTGAAGGAACTCGCCAGGTATTCACTTACACAGAAATCTTAACCGATGACATTATTGAAGAGTACATCAATGATGAGCTCATTGACTCTCGCCCTAACCCGCTTGGCACTATTCCCGTTATTCATATCCCTAACATTCGCATTAGCGGTAGCCCTTGGGGCGTTGCTGATTGCTTTGACATTATTAACATTAACCGTGCTTATAATGAAACTGCTACTGATATCGCTGACATCGTTAATTACCATGCTGCGCCAGTAACAATTATTATTGGTGCAAAGGCTTCTCAGCTTGAAAAGGGCGCTAATAAAGTATGGGGTGGTCTACCAAAAGATGCAAAGGTAGAGAACCTAGAAGGCGGTAGCGCAGGCCTTAAGGGCGCTATGGAGTTCCTTGCAATGATGAAGAAGTCAATGCACGAAATGGTTGGTGTACCAGAGTCAGCTCTTGGGCAAGCAATGCCTGTATCAAACACATCAGGCGTGGCGCTATCAATCATGTTCCAGCCTTTGATGAACCGCTACCACCAAAAGATTATTCAATACGCTCACGGACTAGAGCGCGTTAATGAATTAATTCTTCTTAACCTTGCTGTTAAAGAACCAGAGACATTTATCTGGAACCCTAATACAAACGTTATTCCTTTAAAACCAGGTCAAGTAACTAAGTTAGATACTAATGATTCTTTGACTTTCCGCTCATATGTTCACTTCCCACAGCCTCTTCCATTAGATAAGTTAATTGCACTTAACGAGGTTCAATCAATGCTCTCGCTTGGTCTTGAGTCTAAAGAAGGCGCTTTGCGCACACTAGGTGAAGAGTTCCCAGCTATGAAGTTAAGCGAAATCCGTCAAGAACTACAAGACGATGCGGTAGCGGACGGCGCTCTAAAGCTTATTCAAACTCAAATTGAAATGGATATTATGACCCTAACAGGTCAGATGCCAGCACCAGTAGGTCCTGGAGGCGCGCCTGGAGGCTCTTCAGCATCCTCTGCTACACCTGGGGCACCACCACCAGCAGCTCCTGGAAATCCAGCAATTATGGATGATGTTCTTATTGCAGACCAAATTGGTGACCAGGCCATCCGCACTAAACTGGTAACTCAAGCTTATGGTACAAAACTTCCTCAACGAAGAGTGCCAGAAGAGTACGAGAAATAATGCTATTTAAGCAGACATTTTCGTACTAAATTGTCAAAATAAAGATAGTAATAAATACGTTTGGTCATATGTGATACGCCGAAAGGCATTTGGAAAACGACCCCTAGGATAAGGACATAACTATGTCAGATGCAAACAACATGGCTGCTGCTTTTGAAGCGGAAGCTGGAACGGCTCCAGTCGTAAATGTGTCGGGCGTTGACGCGCCTACTGTTGACACTGGAATAGAGACACCAACTAAGAATCCTAAGTTTTATACTGAAGATGATTTAGCAAAGGTGCGCTCCCAGGAAAAAGATAAGCTATATCCTGAAATTGAACGATTAAAGGACGAAGTGCTTTCTTTAAAGAAGGACAAAGAAGAAAAAGCAGCTCTTAATGCAGCTAAAGAGGTGGAAGAAGAAGCCGCTAAAGCAGCCGCAGAACGCGCAAAGCTTGAAGATAGCCTTGAAGCCAAGGACCTAATCAAGTTAACCGCAGATGAGTTGCGTGAGCAGTTGGAGCGTGAGCGCAGCGAGCGTGAACGAGCCTTCGCTCTACTGGAGCGCGAACGTATGTTTGCAGACTTGCAGTCATATAAGCAGCAAGTTATTGAACAAGAGCGCGATAACATCATTCCACAACTAGTTGATTTCATTCAAGGCAATAGCCGTGAAGAA